AGTTAGACCCGTTAAAATACCCTGACCTGGTGGTGTTTGAACAATTACATACTTATTTACACTATTTGAACAATCACTCATATTATATTATTATTGTACCGTTTAACAACACTTCACTTGCTAATGTTGAATCCGTTCTAATTATTGTTACTATTATTGTATCACCAGGTCCAACTGAAATTGGTGTTGAAACAATTGTACCATTAACCCTAATAGTGTAGGCACTAACATTAGTAACCTCTATACTATTAAATATCATCCTATTGTCCGAGGTGAAAGTTACTTCGGTGGATGACCTAGCTTGGAATTGGACATAACACTTTGTATTTAGGTCATTAAGTGTGTCATCCTTAATAAATTTAATAGTTGATTTAGGTTTTTTATTTTCTAATTCGATAGCCATGAATGTTCTTTCTAAAGCAGGAACCACCTCAAACTCATCCTCATCAATTAAATAACCCATCAATCTCATTTCGTATGTTTGTACATAATATCTTTTACCATCTAGGTTATCAACACTACTTTCATCACCAATGTTTTCTAACATTACTGGAAAAAAATGGCCTTTAATGTTTACATAAGCTTGACCAGACACGAAATTCTGCAATACTTTCTGGTTTAGTTTATTTAGCTGCTTCATTTTATAAGTGAATAATCTAACAGTATATGTTAAATCAACACCAACTGGGTTTGGTATTTTATGAATATTCATTCCTTTTTTATTTCCGTCCCACACTGGTACTCTAGAATATTCAAAAGTTTTCCTAATCGGTATTTTAAAATCAGCTGGATTAGTACCTGGTTGAGCATCGGGTTTTCTAACCACAGTTATAAAAGGTATTTTAATGTTTTTATATTTATCGGAGTTTTGCCATGTTTTAGCAAATTCCCTCCATCTTGAAAGTGTTAAAAATAAAACAGGTACTTTACCACTATCAACAACCATCTCTAAATCATCTTCAACAAAATCAACAAAACCAGCGTCTAAATCAGCGTGGTCAACTCCTCTCGGTAGTAAAGCACGGTTTTTATCTAAGAATTGGTCTTGGTATTCTTTTGGACCAGCGTCTAAGTCTCGTCTTTTAACATCTAAATTCTTTTTTTGTTTTTTAGGTAAAGCCATTAATAAAAGGGTTTAAATTCGTCAGGGTCAGCTGTTGTACAATTTACTGTTCTATAGTATGATTTATAACCAACTCTTGTGTGTGCGTTATCAGAGTTAATTCTACCATCGTTCGTAACAGTAAAGTATTTAATATTATCCTCACTATCAGCGTAACCGATGTAGTCACCATAGGATATATCAGCACCCAACTCTTTTAGGTGGTCAGTAAAAATTGTAAACGTTAAGTTACCATAGTCTTGGTATCTTACGGAACCCTCTGAATACACTTCGTTTCCAGCTTGTTCTAAAACAATTCTTACACTAAGTTCTTTTGGTGGAAAAAATTTAACCTTATCACCAGCAACCTCACCATATAAATCATCACCTGATTTTTCTGTTTCTATTTTATCCACTTGGAATAACACAACAACGATGTTAAGGTCACCCTCTAGGAACTCTCTAGCCATATCATTCTCCAACGAAAAGTCACTTTCGTCGTAAAATTTGTTCATACGGTTTATTGGGAATTTTTTATCACTCATATCTAAAGTATCTTTTTTTATAAATATTTAGTTTTTAGGTAATTCGATTATATTTCTTTAAGAATTATGTTAGATTTATCTAAATTAAAAAATAGAACAGTACTTTTAAAATTAAAAGAGTACGATGGACCGAATGAGTATTTACACAGATTACGTGTTAATGCACTTAATGGTAAGGTTGTGCTTACACCTACACAGGTTGAGTACATTAATAATAATTACACAACCGAACCAATTGAGATTGGTAAAATTATTGAAATAACACCTTTTTTTGGTGAACAATTACAAGAAAGGTATGGGTTAAAACACACACCCGAAAAAATTTTAGTGGAGACTTTATTAGTTGAAAGTGAAAAGTCGTACCACATTAAAGGAAAGTTATATCGAAATCAAAAAAAGTCTGAATTATATTTTTTACCAAAAACACAACTTAATACAGATTTATTTGAGGATGAGGACATTGATATCCAAGTCGATTTTAATAAATATTTTGAATTAGATAAATTAAATAGAAAAGCCTTCAAACATCAGGAAGATGGGATTAAATTCCTATTATCTAAAAAGAAGTGTGTGTTAGCTGACGATATGGGTCTAGGAAAGACCTTCCAATCAATTGTGGCAGCTTTAGAGACAGGTGTTGAGAAAATACTTGTCGTATGTCCAGCGAACGCTAAAATCAATTGGAAACGTGAGATTATGAACTTTGTGGATGAAGATGATATTTCGATTTTAAAAACAGGTCATTGGGACCCAAAAAAGTTTACCATCATTAATTATGACATACTTAAAAACTTTCATACGATTGTTGATAACAGAAAAACATATAAAGATGGTGAAATTCGTCGTAACTTAGTTGATGAATTTTTTGACTTGGTTATTTTAGATGAAGCCCACATGGTTAAAAACCCAAAGTCACAAAGAACTAAAATACTTAACCAAGTGTCAGAAAACATTGAGAGGAGATGGTTGTTAACAGGTACACCAATCGCTAATAGACCAATGGATTATTTTAATTTATTGTTTTTATGTGATTCACCTTTAACCGTTAATTGGCAATACTTCGCTTTTAGATATTGTGCGGCTAAGAAATTTAATAAACGACAAAAAAACGGACAATTCAAACAAATTTGGTTAACGGATGGGTCTTCTAATTTAGAGGAATTACATAACCGAACTAAAAAATACATAATAAGACGAATGAAGGAGGACCATTTAGATTTACCACCGAAAATTGTGGCACCTTATTATTTAGAAATGGATGATAAAGTGGGTTATAATAGTGTGTTTGATGAATATCTAACTTGGACTAAATCACAAGGTAAAAGTCTTGGTGATGGTAGTCACATGGTTGAATTAATAGTACTTAGAAAATTTATAGCACTTAAAAAAGTGGAACATAGTGTTGAATTAGCACAACAAGCTATCGAACAAGGTAAGAAAGTGATTATCTTTACTAACTTTACGGATTCATTCGACGCTTTAATGTCACAATTTGGTAAATTAGCTGTCGGACATAATGGTAAAATGAATGGGAAACAAAAACAAACATCAATCGATAGTTTTCAAGAAAATCCTAATGTAAAAGTGTTTGTTGGAAATCTTATTTCAGCTGGTACAGCAATTACTTTAACAGCGGCAGAGGTGGTTATTATGAATGATTTGGATTTTGTTCCAGCTAATCACGCACAAGCTGAAGACAGGTGTTTTAGGATTGGTACTACAAAAACCGTTAATGTCTACTACCCAATATATGAGGGAACCATAGATGTAATGATGTATAGTATGTTACAAAAAAAGAAAGAAATCATTAATACAATCATGGGACAGGAACATGAGGAGATGGATATTTCAACCGATTTGATTAAACACATAAACATGTCACATAAACTAATCTAACAGACTATATCAGTGTTTGTGATACTATCGATTACATTTACATATAAGTCCTCTCTAATCGGAACAATGAGTGATGACCCGTCATCTAAGAAGTCTAATCTAAACTCAGCCTTATAACAACCAACTTTTTTAGTGTCCTTAGCTTTAAACACATACCCAATATAAAATTCCTCACACTCAGGACAAGTTAGGTTTTCTACATCAATTAATATACCTTGTTGGTTATAAACTCTTGGTGTACCCTTTTCGTCCACCATCGAGAATGTAATTGCTGCGTTCTCTAATCTATCGAATATTTTTTTATAATCGTATCTACCATCATTAACCACTTTCATTTTAATGATTGGTAATGTTGAATTCTTTTTAATGAAAAAATGTTGTGCCATAACTATAAATATTAAACTGCGTTACAATTGGAACATAAATTAGAACCAGGTTGTATTATTTGTGAACCACCAAACGTTGTTCTTACACAATACCTATCACACTCACTAAATAGGTTATTTCTTAATTCTAAAATACTAAATGGTCGTTTGTAAAACCTAAGTTGTGAAAGTTGTCCTAAGAAACTACCACCAAAATTACGTTCCAACATTAAACCACTATCTTTAGGGTCGGGTCCACCAAAAGTTTGACTTTCAACTAAACCCTGTGTTCCACCACCCCAACTTATGTTATATGGTACACCTTCTTGTTTATCACTCCATTCGTTAAGTGCTCTTAATTGAAGACTTATGAATTCTTTAGATTTTAAAACTAACCTACCATTAATGAACATTTTTAATGTTCCAGCTGGTAAACCATTTTTTTCACCACCTTGAATGTAAACTACTTGAAATAATGAAGCTGTATTACCTGTTGGTATTACGGATGTTTTTGTGTATTCCTCTTCAATAGTCTCACCTGTGATTGTAAATTTATTATTTCTACATTCACCAGTTATACTAACTTTTCTCCACCCTAATCTACCATCTTCGGTTATTCTAAAACCTAAGGCGTTTTCACCTAATTGACTACAATAGTTATATGAGGTACCTGATGTTATACTAGTTTTCGGTGTGTCGGTGTTTGGACATATACATTCACAATCTTTAAAAGGACTAAAACCACCAATTGTAGTTCGTTGACTTAATGAAAACCAATCTTGACCACCATTTAATCCCTCATCAACTACGATGTTTGGTTGTAGTGGTAAATCAGTTGACGTTGTGTGACCAGACTCACCTGAAAATACATTTCTAAATTTATCTTCAGCTCTTGTACCAATATAGAAGAAAAAACCTGTATTACCTGTGTAGATGTCATTTAATGTTGTCCCTGTGGATGTACCACAAGTTTTGTTCGGTAATAACCATGTTTCCATAGTCCAACCCTTTTCAAATGTTGTTGGGAATAAATCATATACTTGTGCTTCAGGGTCACCCTTAGTTACAACAATTTTTGATGTTGACCCACTTAAATTACAACCAGTAGTACCACTAGTTGTTGCTGAATATGGAGCTGGTTTTTCGAAATCAATCTTAAAAAATCCTTGATAAAACCCACCATCAACACATATGGATTTACCCATCTCACAATTATTTAACCCAATAGTTGTCCCTGTGATATATGACCATGGGTAATCGTATTTACCTTTTGTTGTACCTGATGAAGTTATTGTGTAACCCGTTACTGGGTATAGTGTAACCTTTGTATCAGCTGATGTGATAATTAATGAATTAGTTAAACCAGTTACCCTACCATTATCAACACCTGTTAAACCGAAATCTAATAATGTCATACCCGATGATGGTGTAATTGTTACACCAGTCCATTGATTTAAACTAACTAAACTAGACCCATCAATTGTTGTTCCTGAATTACTAACATCGAACCACAAAACCAAATCATCATCATCAATTACCCCGAAAGTTGAACCATCGTTACATTTTACGGCATAAGGTAGTGACATACCTTGGTTGTCTGACACCAAATGAAAGTCCCAGTAATTATCTGGGACTAACATGGTGTTAATGTTGTTGAAATAATAATTATCTATACCCATATTATATAAATATTAGGTAAAACCTAATTAGTGTTTTTTTATACGGAAACTGTTGTATAACCGTCAGCCTCTAATTGGTCATTTAACTTAGTGTAAGCTAATTCAAAAGCGTTTGTAGTTAACTCTGATAATGTGTAATCAAAACGATAATGTGATTTAAATACAAACGTTTTACATGTATCGTTTTCATTAGTTATTCTTTCAGCTTCATTAAGATATGTTTTAATCATAACTAAAATATTTTTATTTTTTTTATCATAATTAACATCTGAAATGTTTAAATATAATAATGTTGTTACTCCCTTATCCGTTTGGATGTTGTCTGTGATTTTAATTGCCAT